AAGCCTGGGAAGTTGGCATACATGCCAGCATCAAGCAGCTCACGCCACGCAGCCGTAATGGCGTTCGTGGTGTTGCCGAGAATGTGCAGGAGGCCGATGTCATAGAAGCCCATGCCTGGCACGAATGTGTATTTGATGAAGTTAACGCGCGCCTCAGGCAGCTCTTTGTCGTCCTCGTCATAATTGCGGACAATCGACAAGATCTCTTTTGAACTGAGGTCAATCGTCACGCGGTATGGGATCTCGAGACCGCTTGGCTTGCCCTTCCAGCGGTGTTCAAAGCCTCTGATGTCGAGCTCGCAGTAAATCTCATAGATCTCGCGGTCGCGATCCTCAGGGCGCATGCCCTCTTGCATAATGCCTTGCTGAGCATTCTTCTCGCGCTGAACAGCATCAAGCTTAGGCGCGTGCGCGTCATGAAGATCAATGTCACGATAGACGCCGAGGATCTGCAGGCGCTTGACTGTCGATGGCTTCATAAATGATCGATGGGTGATTCGCGTGGCATTGCGCAGATCAGTCGCGGCATTGTTGACAATCAAGTCGTCAGCATCGACGCTCTCGATGACTGGCCTATTGCGAAGTGGGCAGAAATAACCCTTTTTAAACGCTGTTCCGCCAAACCCGAGCATCAAAAGCATGCGGTCGGTGTCTGGATAATATTCGGATGCGACAGACGTCAGGAAGTGATTGAGATCGCGCTCCAAAGCATTGGCGAGCTGATCTTCTTGCAAATTGCCATTGTTGTCGTCATCGCGGATCTTAACGGGACCATCGGTCGGCAGAAGCTCAGAGCGCGCATTAGCTTGAAAACGTAGCACGGCCTCGAGAAGCAGGGGATGGCGTACTTTGCTCATGCCCTCAACGGGGGCGCCATCTGATGCGCCTTGAAGGCCAGGAATTTCTATCTTGAGACCAAGGAGCTTAATGCCTTGAGCGCGGTCTTCAATCCATTCTTGACGGCTCTTGAGGTCGTCCTCAACACCTCTGAGAAGCTCAGAAGAAATACGATTAAGCTCCAACTCATCAATGTCATCAACCAAATTATCAAACCAGCCGTGACGCCTGTCTTTTTTACTCTCCTCGATAGGTCTGCCATCGAGGGACACCGTAATTGATCCATCGCCATGCTCTATTTTAAGTATTGCGCCATCGTCACTAAATTGAGGAAGATCTCCACCTTCATCCGCCGCTTCAACGATAACCTCCGCAGGATCAGGTTGATCAGGCTGCATTGGGGCAGGTTGTCGAATGTTCGGCACGAGGCCTGGAGTTAATGGCATAGCTACTTCCCTGATTGCAAATCAAGGCCCTCCATCTCTTCGACAAAGCGCCTTATCCCCTCTTGCGCAGCTAATGTATCAGACTTCATGGATAATTCATAGATGCGAACAAAGTCGTGAGGCTCTTGCCCCCAAACCTCGACCTTGTATTTGTTAAGCCCCTTTTCGCCAGGTTTGACAATGTGAATGTCGTCAACCGTGGCGCTGCATAATACACGCTGCATTCTGTCCTCCGATGATGGTTCTTATTATAGTAATGCTTAAACCGCGTAAAGCGGAGCTGGTGGCTTGCCAGTATATTGTTTCATGTTTTCGACCTCGGCAACGCGCTCTTCAGACCGCTGCAGCACACCAATCTTGCGCAGGTGGCGAAGAGCCATCGAGACGGTATCGACGAGGTCGTCATGCTTCGCCTTGGGGAAGTTGCAAGTCTGGATGATCGTTTCTTCCGCCCATTGGAAATTGGGCGCATAAATCAGGCTGTCAGAGAACAGGGACTGGACCGAATAGAGGCGGGCGATCTTGTCGCCCTCTGGATCGACCTTCTCAATCGCCCACTGCTCGTGACCGTAGACGCGGCGCAGCTCCTGCAGGATCGACAGACCACTTGCCTTGCCCTCGACCAGCAATCGATCGACCTTCTTGTCCTTGCAGATCTTCGCAACGTCAGTAATGAGTTCATTGAATTTGACGCGCTTGTTATAGGCGTAGATCAGCATGACCTTGGGCGTCTGCCTGTCATTGTAGGTGCGCTCAATCTCAATCGTGCCGTTTTGCGTCATGAGCTTAGTCGTCTGCGCCTTAAGGTCTGACGAGAACACGCCCCACACTGTTAAGGCGCTAAAATCGCCCTCATGCGTCTTCTCGCCATATGCTGTGTCAAGAGACGCCACAATGTAGTCGAACAGCGGGTAGGTGTTATCTGGGCTTTCATAGACCTGCCACCATTCGCGCTCGATGATGCCGCCACCGCGTGGAATAGGCTCTTGCTGGAATTGGCCTGCGGTCGCATATGGGCCCATGATCTTCTCGTCGCGATCGACGACAGACTGAGGGAACCGCTCAGGGAACAGAAGTTCGCCTTCCGCCTCACGCGGATCGACGTAGCCAAGTTTAGTTGGGAAGTCTTTACGCCATGGCACGAACCGCATCGGCAGGCAGATGTGATCATAGCCGAGCTGCATGTCGAGGATGAGACCTGCGGTGTCTTCTTCATGCAAACGCTGCATGATGACGACAATCGCCGAGCTGATGGGGTTATTAAGACGTGACGGAACGGCTTCAAGAAACCATTCCTTGCGTGACTGCCTGATGGCGTCAGATGCCGCGTCTTCGACCGAGAACGGGTCATCGATGATTACTCTGTCACCACGAGCACCAGTGATGCCACCTGCGGCGACAGCCTGCCTAAAGCCCGTTGCGGTGTTTTCGAACTTGGTTTTGGCGTTCTGATCTTTAGTGAGCTGAACTCTGTCGCCCCACCGCTCTTGATACCATTCTGATTCCACGAGGCGCCTCATGCGCGTGTTATCGCGGATGGCGAGATCTTGGTTATGCGATGCGCAGACATAACGCATGTTGGGCTTATTCCTCGGCCCCCATTCCCACGCTGGCCAAAAGACGTTTACGCACAGGGATTTCATTGTGCCTGGCGGGATGTTGATCAACAATCTGTTATAATGCTCGCCATTATCCAACTTGTGACCGTCAGTAATGGCCTCGAGATGCGCGCAAAGGAAGTCAATGTGCCAGCCGTGAACATATTCCTGCGCGGGCTCGATGATGTGCCACGCCTGCTTAATAAACTCAACGAGCGACAGCTCGCACTTTCTCTTCTGGATATTGTAAAGATTAGCCTTGAGGTCGATCTGCCTCGGAAGCTTAATCATCCCCATCGGACTGCCCCAAGCTATTCAACAATGCCTGCTCGAGCACCTCGAGCTCTTCAACATCAAGCTCACTCACGTCCAAAAGGTTTGTGGTCTTTATTTCTATTGCCGAGCCATTTGCGCCCGTTACTTCGGTGCGCTCAGTGTAATCTTCGCGGAACCGCGCTTGCATGGACTTTGTCCATATTGCCGCGTTTATTTTGCCCGAAAGCATGCCTTCTTTGCCCTTTTTCTCCCACCATTGTTGCTCAAAAGTCTTCGCTTTCCTTAATGCTGCGGAAAATTCGGGGTATTGTTGCGCCCAGTAGGACAATGTTGCGCGGTCAATATCGAGCTGAGCTGCGATCTCCGCAGGCGAACAACCGTCGTCTCGCGCATATTTCATAGCCAGCTCGCAATACTCTGGCTTGTAAAGAGATGGGCGCCCAACAGGGCGCTTCTCTTGTGGTGGTTTTGGTTTAGTTAACTTAGGCATTAATTGAACTCATCATCATCTATGCGTTTCGATTTGACCTTTTTGAGGGCTGCCTGACCGAGCGGAAGATCGGCGAGCATTCCCAAAGCATTCATATAAGTATCGATCAGCTCTTGTTCCATACGACGCTCGTCGTCTGACTTCTTGCGTTGAGCGATGATCTTGCGCAGGATCTTGACGTCAAATCCATTTGACTTTGCCTCGGCATAGACATCTTTTACGAGCTCGGCTATTTCGGATTTTTCGACCTCAAGCTTTTCGATGCGTTCGACGATTGATTTGAGTTGATTGTTTGTCACGGTGATTCTCCATAATGTTAATTAGATATTTCGCTTGTTCTAAACAGTATATGCATAAGGTTTCACATGGCTCCTGCGCACGACCATCAGGATCATAGACGCACAAACCATTAGCCATAGCTTTGATAAGATCATCAGGAATGTCAAGCATTAGTGCTTAACCATGTTCGACACATCGAGCCTTCTGAGTATTGCTAAGGACGCTTTGTCTTTGATGTCCTTAGGCATTTTCCTGAACAGTTCAGCTATAACAAAAATCATCATGGGCTGCTCAAACACCTGAGCAGGCAATGATGGGTTTGGGTACAATTCTTTCTGATCCATTATTTTTTATAACACACAAAAAAAGGATTTGACATATGAAATTGCTTCGCGTAATAATTACATATTGGTTATTTATTCGAT